CATGTTAGTGTGCAAAGCAGACCCGCCATGCCTCTCGTCACCCGCAGGACGATGCACACTTTGGCGGGTTTTTTAGTCCTACATATATGATGAGTCCCCCTTATAGGAAAACACGATGGCAGGAATGACAAAAAAATACCAGTTTGCAGGGTGGCAGTTCAAAGCCACTAAGAAGCAAACTTCGAACATGAGAAAACTTGGGTCTTTTGCGAGACCCATGGATATAGACGGCTCTTATACCATCGAAGCCAGTGGTGGATTTTTCGGTCAGGCAATCGACCTTGATGCTGTATTCCAAAGTGAAGTCGAACTCATCCAGAAGTATCGAGAGATTTCTAGTATCCCAGAAGTCGATATGGCGATTGAGGACATTGTAACTGCCAGTATCGTGACGGGTGACCAAGAGCAAATCATCGAATTGGACTTGGGTAAAACTGAAGTTGATGAGGCGACCAAAGAGAAGATGCAAGAATCCTTTGATGAGATTCTTGAACTTTTAGACTTCAACACTGAATGTTATGACTTGTTTCGAAGATGGTATATCGACGGGAAGATTTACTTCCATAAGATCGTAGACACCAACAAACCAAAAAATGGGATTCAGGAACTTCGTCAGATTGATCCGACCCGAATGCAGAAGATCCGAGAAATCGTCGAAGAAACGGATGAGTCTGGAAACACGATTATCAAGGATTACCAAGAATACTACACTTACCTTGACGATTCGTCGTGGGGCGGATACGGATATGGCGGAAACAAGGTTTCTGTTTTCCCTGATGCTATTGCTTATGCCCCATCCGGTCTATATGACCCACAGAAAAACATGGTGTTAGGGTATCTTTACAAAGCAATCCGACCAGCAAACCAGTTGAGAATGCTTGAGCATGCTGTTGTGATTTACCGACTTGCCCGCGCACCTGAACGCCGAGCGTTTTACATTGACACCGGTTCGCTTCCTAAAAATCGAGCAGAGCAGTATGTCCGCAAACTCATGACTCAGTATCGCAACAAGATTGTTTACGATGCAAACACTGGTGAACTGAGAGACAACAACCGCCACTTGGCAATGACCGAAGACTACTGGCTACCGCGTCGTGAAGGGTCTCAGGGAACCCAAATTGAGACTTTGCAGGGCGGTCAAAACTTGGGAGAAATCGAAGATGTTCGATACTTCCAAAAGAAACTCTATCAATCGCTCTATATTCCGATCACCCGACTTGAACCCGAAACCGGGTTTAGTCTGGGTCGAGCGTCAGAAATGACCAGAGACGAATTGAAGTTTTCGAAGTTTGTTGATCGACTGCGAACCCGCTTTGCTGCTATTTTCTATGATCTTCTCAAAACTCAGGTTATTCTCAAGGGTATTATGACCCTAGATGAATGGCAAGAAATCTCCAACGACATTTTCTTTGACTTCCGCCGTGACAGCCATTTCACCGAACTCAAAGAAGCGGAATTGATGACCGAGAGAATGAACTTACTTCAAAGTCTCGATCCATATGTCGGCAAGTATTTCTCACACCGACAGATTAGGCTCGATATTCTTCGCCAAACCGAAGAAGAAATCGACGAAATCGACAAGCAGATTGAGAAAGAGAAAGACAATTCCCAATACGCGGATGCAGACAATGATGGTTTTGGTGGCGGTGGGTTTGGTGGCGGTGGGTTTGGAGATGAACCGGGTGGTGGATCCGATCAATCCGATGATGACGAGGGTGGGTTTGGGTATGATGAACCACCCACACCATCTTCCAGAGAACCGGGTCTTCCACCGGAGCAACAACTTCCGGATGACGAAGACAAAAAAGATTCGCAGAGGGGTGATCAATGAGACTAAATCTATCCGAAGCCGCGCCACCGGACAAGTCTATTGAGACTTGGATCAAGAAAAACAAGAAGCGGTTTACTGACCGCTACGGTGAAGACGAGGGTGTTTCAATTCTCTATGGTAGAGCATGGGACATGTATAACTCCCGCAAGGAGAAAAGCGAATCGCTCTCTGAAGAAACAATTCGCGTCAAGTTTGCCAACCCATCCAAAGCCAAGTTGTTTGTAAACACTGCCAAAGATCTTGGATTGGTCAAGAAAGATTCGGTTTCAGGGAACACGGCGACCATTGTTTCACAGAGTGGTAGTGGTGATATCGTGAAGTCACTTGCCGACGATGCGGATGGAATTCTTGTTGAAAATTGGAACTCAGTTTTCGAGGCGATCCGGCACTACTTTTGTTCTCAGAATCCCTATCCGATCCAAACAAACGCCGACTAATATCCGAGTTCAACGATGGGAATTCGCTAAATACTCTTGTAGAACAGTCACTAAACTGGTATCTACACAACCATGTTTCGGAGAAGAAATAACAATGGACAGCCGACTTTCAATTCGTAAAATGCTCCGCTCATATCAAAACGGAGACTTTCGGTCTGCGAAGAAACACTTTCAGACTGCAATGAACACCAAAGCCCACATTGCATTGGAAGATCGAAAGATTGAAGTTGCAAAGGGTATGTTCAAAAAGGACAAGTAATGGCTCGACTTATTACTGAATACAATCCTGAGATCTCTGTTCTTACCGAAAGCAACGGTAAAGAGAAATCTTATTACATCGAAGGAATATTCCTTCAAGGGGATATTCGAAACGGTAACAACCGTGTATACCCCATGCCAGTTTTGGACCGGGAAACCGCTCGATACATCAAAGAATCTATCGACACCAATCGCGGCTACGGTGAACTGGAACACCCGGAAGGACCGAAGATCCACCTAGAACGAGTCAGCCATAAAATCGTATCCCTCAAGAAAGAGGGAAAGAATTACATTGGTAAGGCTTTGATTCTGGATACCCCCAAAGGGCAAACTGTCAAAGGTTTGCTCAAGGGTGGGTTCAATCTAGGCGTGTCTTCACGCGGCGTTGGTTCAGTCCAAGAACGAAACGCGGTGAGTTATGTTCAGGAAGACTTTCGTCTTGTCACGGCTGCTGACATCGTTGCTGATCCATCGGCTCCGAGTGCATTCGTCAATGGAATCATGGAAGGTGTTGTGTGGGTATACCGCAACAGCAACTGGGTTCGCAAGGCAGAGATTGCACGAAAAGTCATTAAGAACACCCCCAGTCGCAAACTTCGAATGGCGGAAGCCAAGGTCTTCGAAGATTTCATGAATGATCTCAGAGGGTAAAGTTTCACTCTGAAACCACAGATTTCCTAAATAAACAACAGATTGACCAAGACCATTTACAGGAGATATTCCACATGGCATCTGAATTAAACGCAATTGAAGAAGCACGCAGACTGATGGAAGGTGCTGCCGATTCAATTCAAGGCAAGAATACCAAAGATGAAATGAGTGACCAAGAAGACGCAGATGCCGTAGATGCTTCCGCAGAGCAGGAGCGTGATGGCACCGAGGAAACCTCTGGTGACTCTGAAAATCGTCAAGACTCAAACACTTCTGATACTCGCAGTATGCAAGAGTCAGATTATGAGGATGATGACGAGGAAGAAATGGAAGAATCGAAATCCGAAGTCAAGCCCGAGTATGATGAACTCGACAATAACCCGAACGATGAGGGTCTTATCGAGTCTGATGACGAGGACGATGAAGACGAAGATGTTATCGAGTCGGATGACGAAGATGACGAAGATGACGATTCTGAAACCGTCTCCGAGCGTATCATGAGAATGGTCCGCGAAATGGATGACGAAGACGAAGACGACGAAATGTCTGAGTCTGACGATGAAGACGAAGATGATGACAAAGAAATGTCTGAGTCGGATGATGACTACGAAGACGAAGACGACGAAATGTCTGAGTCCGATGATGAGGATTATGATGACGAAGAAATGTCTGAGTCTGACGATGAAGACGAAGATGACGAAATGTCTGAATCCGACGACTATGACGACTATGACGACGAAACTGACGATATGGTTGAGAAGCGTCTAAAGGAAATGGACGACGACGAGGAAAACAAAGAGAAGATGGACGAGCATTACAACGCTATCTTCTCTAAGAGTCAGAAGAACCTCACCGAGGAATTCAAGGCTCATACCCGAACCGTCTTCGAAGCCGCTGTTCGTGAGCGTGTACACGGTCTTGCTCACTCTCTAACTGAGCATTACAAGACCAAGTATGCCGTTGCAAAGACCAAGGCATATAACCGCGCAAACAAGCAGGTTGAAAACCTAGTTGATGGTATTGACCGATTCCTCTCGGCGACCATCAATGAGTGGGTTGAAGATAACCAAACGGCAATTGATAGCGGTCTCCGTGGTGAACTTCTTGAATCTCTCCAAGAGAACATCTTCCGTGTCTTCGAAGAACACCACATTGAAGTGCCTACGGGTAAGTTCAATGTTCTCGATGAGATGCACAAGGAAACCGAAATCCTCAAGACTGAACTCAGTGAGCAGATCGCTAAGAATGTTGAACTACGCAACAAACTCAATGAGCAAAACTGCGAGCGTGAGTTTGATCGTCTGACTTCAAACCTTTCTTCGGTCGGTCGTGCAAAGATTGCCCGTCTTGCGGAAGGTATCGAAACTTCTGATCCCAAGAAGTATTCTTCGAAGATCAAGACCCTCGTTGAGACCTACAGCGAAGATCGTAAGACTTCGCGTTCGAACAAGCCAACTAAGGATACTACCGAAACGATTGTCAATGGTAAGTCCCGAAACCTCAGTGAGGTCAAGGAACTCATCGACGACGAATACGCCGGAATGGATCCGCTCACCAAGTCTCTAATTGAAGGCGCAAACCGCGTCATCCGTGATTTCTAATCTGAAAGTTCTAATTTACTAAATACCACTGTTGGGGAAATGTTACCCCGATCCAGTGTTCACAAAGGGAGAATCCACAATGGACTTCAATGATCAAATGAATATGTACGAATCTCTTTCGAAGCAGTGGAAGCCTCTGCTTGAAAGTAAGAAATATCCGCAGATCAAGGACTCTTACCGCAAGCGAGTGACTTCTGTTCTTCTAGAGAACCAGAAGAAGTTCCTGCGTGAGTCTAGCGATCATCATAACAAGACCGGCAATGTTGACAAGTGGGATCCAATTCTCATCAGTCTCGTTCGCCGTGCAGCCCCACAGTTGATCGCTTACGATATCTGTGGTGTTCAGCCAATGAGCGGTCCTACCGGTCTCGTATTCGCTCTCCGAGCAGCATACGGTAAGAACGGTGGAAGTGTCGAAGCGGCACAGGAAAATGAGGCTCTTGGTCTCACTGAACCAGCATCCGCGTTCTCTGGTACTTCGGCTCTTGGACAGACTTCTTCGGTTGGAACCCAAGACTTCTCGTTCGGTGTGAGCGGTGCATCCCGTTCAGACCTCGGTACCACTAACGCAATCATCGGTCGTGGTCTCGATACTGCGATTGGTGAGCGTCTTGGTTCTGCCAATAATGAAGCATTCAACGAAATGTCGATCAACATCGACAAGACTTCGGTTGAAGCAAAGACCCGTGGTCTCAAGGCTGAATACACCATGGAACTTGAGCAAGACCTCAAGGCTCTCCACGGTCTCGATGCCCAGACCGAACTCGCCAACATGCTCTCGACTGAAATCCTTGCGGAAATCAACCGAGAAATCATCCGTCTCATCTACAAGGTCGCTAAGACTGGTGCGCAGCAGACCACGACTGCGGGTGCATTCGACCTGCAAGTTGACTCTGACGGTCGCTGGTCGGTTGAGCGATTCAAGGGTCTCTTGTTCCAGATCGAGCGTGAGTGCAACGCGATTGCCAAGGAAACTCGCCGTGGCAAGGGTAACTTCATCATCACTTCGAGTGATGTTGCTGCCGCCCTCGCAATGGCTGGTGTTCTTGACTACGCTCCTGCGCTTCAGTCGAACCTTGAAGTTGACGATACCGGTAACACCTTTGCTGGTACCATCAACGGTCGAATCAAGGTTTTCATTGACCCTTACCACTCTGCCTCAGCAAACAACGAATACTTCGTTGCTGGCTACAAGGGTCCTAACGCGATGGATGCTGGTCTGTTCTACTGCCCGTATGTTCCGCTCCAGATGGTACAGGCAGTTGGTGAAGATACCTTCCAGCCGAAGATCGGCTTCAAGACTCGCTACGGCGTTGTCGCGAACCCGTTCGTCGTCAATGGTAGTAACACCCCCGACGCACAGAATATGACTGCGAACATCAACCAGTATTACCGCTATGTCCATGTCGCTAACCTGCTTGCCTAATAGCAGATAACATGGACCTCTACAAGGTCTAAAACAAAACCCCGGATATCCGGGGTTTTTTCATGCCTTGATTTTTGTGAAACTCAGCCGTCAATCTTGGAATCGTATTCCGACCATGAATGTTCTAAAATTTCACTCTTACCGTCCGGGCTAATTGCCACACTGGTTGTACAAACGGCAATTCTTTCTTCGGGGTCTTCCCACAGCCAATCAAATTCTTCTACATCGTCGATTTCTTCGATTCTTGTTTGATTGACTGCATGGTGGTAAGATACTGTTGTGCAGAGTAGAGTTTGGTCATCATCCCATGCGATAATCTCATCAATAGCATAGTGACTTCCGAACATGGGAACGAATCCCTCAAAAACTCCAATAGATTTCCATGGTAGTTTTTCCGGGTCGTTGAAGTCAAAGAAGTGAATCTCATATGCTCCACCCCAGTAACACCCGTGGACTGCGATGATACTGTGGTCCGGAGAAATAAGAGCATCCGCCATACAAAATCCGGATCCAACCTTGGCTTCTTCACCAATCCAACTAGTCTTTTCCCCAGTATTCAGGTTGACAACCGTAACACCTTGATAATCTTCCCCGCATAGCAAATAGTCATCTTTCGTCTTGAGATGGTTTTCACACCACGCAAGAGGCATGCGACCGTAATTTCTCAGAACCGTGCCAATCTTGTCCCGAGAACCCTTTCGGAAGATCACAGATTCACAATAATCCCAGCCGGTATCGGAAATTTTATAGGGAACGATTTCAACATAGTAACGATCACTGGGGGATATTTCGGTTCGCGAGTTTTCCAGTTTCGGCTTTCCAATTTTGAAAGCGTCTTCAACCATCAACCGCTTTTTCTTATACCACTCGGACTCGATTGCTGAACTCATGTTGACTCTTTCTTTTGCATCTTCGTAAAGTCTTTCCGCATGTAAAATTCGATCACGCGGTCGAACTTATCTATCATCGTCTGCCCACGATGAGAAATCACAAAGACATTTGTCCTGTCGTTGCTGACCAGTTGAAGAAGTTCCATGAAGTCGTCTACACCTGCGGAGTCAAGTGAAGAATCAAACACTTCATCAAGCACAAGCAGATTGGTGTTGGTGCTGTTTTTGAGACGGGCAATCTCACGCCATGCCAACAGAATAGCGATGTTGATCCGAAACTTCTGACCCTCGGAAAATGAGTTGTATGAAAATTCATCCCGGTGTCGGCTCTTGACGGTTTCTTTGAAATTCTCGTCCAAATTGAAGTTTACAAAGAAGTCCATCTTTTGGAGATACTGGTTGATGAACTTGTTCATGATCGGCAGGTATTGGCGAATGATCTTCGATTTGATACCCGTGTCTTTGAGAATCGTTTCCGCAATCTTGAGATAGTGTTGTTCTTCGATAACATTCTTCCGCTTGCTTTCAGACTTTTGCTTATCATCTTTGAAGGATTCTAGTTTGCTCTCACTATCCGTGGTGTCTGAATTGGAATTTGTCTGATCCTGAATCTTTGCGGATACCTTAGCCATGTAGGTTTCGAATCCACGAATCTCAGATTGAAGATCAGAACGCTGATCATTGAATGATCGGATCTCTCCCATAATCTTCTGGTGTTCCTGCATGATCGACTTTTGCTCGCCGATAAGAACCTCAACCTGATCCAACGCCTCGTCCAGTTTACCCATCCGATCCTTTTGCTCTGAGATGGATTTCTGCTTGAAGTCATCATCAATATCCTGTGAGCATGTTGGACATGTTGAGTTATGTTCATAGAACTCGATTGAGTCTTTGATCTTACCCATCTTGGCTTGGACTTTTCGCTTCATCTGAACCGAACGGTCATAGAGAGAGATAGATCCCTCTTTAGTAAAAGCCGTCTGTGTCAGTTTTTTGATCTTCTCATCAAGTGAGGATATTGCTTCCCAACGCTCGCCGATCTGTTGCTTTGCGTTTTCAATTTCTTCCTCCAACTTTTTGATGCTCTGTTGATCTTTCTCCCTGATTTTTCGAATGTGGTCCTGTTGGAGTTCGATCTTCTCTTTGATGATATGGATCTGCGAGTCACAGTATGCCAGTTCAGATTCAGAGTCTTTGATCTTCTGTTTGAGGACAACATTCATGTTAGAGAATACCTGAATGTCCAGAAGATCTTCAATGACCGCTCGACGATCCATAGCAGACAACTGCATGAATGGGGTAAAGTTAGACGCCCCGAGAACCACAATCTGAGTGAATGATTTGTAGTTCAGTTTGAGGATACTCTGCTCAAGATACTTCTGGTAGTCTCTGGCAGTGCTGTCTTGATTGAACAGAGTTCCATTTTGATAGATCTCAAAGATGCCGGGCTTCTGTCCACGACGAATCATGTAGTTGGTGTTCCCGATAGTAAACTCACACTCAACCATACAGTCTTTTTCATTGATCGAGTTAGTCAACTGCGGCTTGTTGATATTTCGGAAAGCCTTGCCGAATAGGGCAAAGCATAGAGCGTCCAACATTGTTGATTTCCCGGCTCCGTTTTCACCGAGAACTAAAGTTGTTGGTGACTCCGCAAGGTCAACTTCAATGAAAGAGTTACCGGTTGCCAGAAAGTTCTTCCAGCGAATTTTCTCAAAGATGATTCCACTTTGTGTGTTACTCAAAGATTCACCGCTTCCGTATAAATCTCGCTCATAATTTTCTTGAGTCGATCAGGGTCTTGAACTTCACTCATAGCGTTAGAGTATCTTCGGTTAGATCTATCGTGATCTTCTCATCGTCAAAGTTGTTCGCAAGAGTGGTATCAACAATTCGGATTTGAAAGCATTCGACCTCATACAATTTGCTGATGAGTCGGTCGAATGTATAGGGGTCTTTCTTGTCAACAACCACAACCTTTACGAAGCACCCATTATACTCCGAAAAGTCTTGGTTGTCAAAGTCATAATCGTTTGCATCGTCGTCATACTTGAACACCTTGAAGATGCTGTCGGGATTGGGAATAAACTCCAACTCCCCTGTATTGGTGTCAAAGATATGATACCCCTTGGGTTGCCCGTAGTCTCCAAATGTCAGAGGATAGGGAGTTCCCAGATAGTGAATGTTGTCTTTGGTGTGTTTCTTATGGAAGTGACCAGACAAAACACAGGGGAACCGACTGAACTGACTTGCTTCGATTCCGTCATTGCAAAGAATGTTCGCGTTCATTTCGAATCCGTTGATTTCGAAGTGACCGCAAAGAATCTGCGCTTTGGTTTTTGCGATGAAGTCCGAACACTTCTTTTGATTTTCTCGGTTGATCCATGGGATCATACCAAAGGTAAACTCACCAAACTGAATCTCTGTGGGATCGTTGTATACCGTAAAGCAATCGAGCGGTGCAAGAATTTCATTCACGGACGATACATCGTTTGTGTTCTTGTAGTAGGTGTCGTGGTTTCCGATGATCGTGTACCAATGCATACCCAAACGCTCTGCTGGCTCAATGAATCTTTTCTTGACCCAGTTGAGTGTGCTGATATTCAGATATTTACGGCGGTCAAAAACATCACCAAGATGAATACCGGTGGTAATACCCTCGGCATTCATTTTTTCATAGAACGAATCAATAAACTTTTGCTGTGAGTCTGCAATAAGGGCATGATCGTTTCTTGCCCCGAAATGGGTATCACAGAGAATCGCAATTTTCATAATAAAATTCCTGTATCAGGACTGATCTTTGTCCTCAATGATGCGATAGGTCTTATCGCCCAAGAGGATGAGAGAACCCACCTTGAGTTTATTCAGATCGTAATTCTCCAAGAGAACTTCTTGAATCTGTTGGCGGGCTTTGCTTACTTCAATGGTCGGATATTTCTTTTGTTCAGTCGTCATCCTTTTTCTTTTCCTTTGTCTTGTTCATGAGTTCGGTCATTTTCCCAGTCTTGGGCTTCTTGGGTTTCTTCCCACCTATAGATTGATTCTCGGCAATGTCACGGGATGGAATTTTGAGATAGTCCGCAAGCCGTTCTTCCGGCGTACCCTCAAACCCCTCGCGCTTTAGCCACTGATCAAATGTTCCTCGACTATCCATTTCTCGGATAGCATCGAATTTGATTTGGGCTTGCTTCTTCTCTTTCTCAATCCTTTTAATAAAAGCATAGTAGCAAAATTGCGTAAAGTATGCAAAGGGGTTGCTGCCTTTGTTCGGATCCCAGTTGTGAATATATGTCAAGCAATTCTCAATGGCATCCCCAATCATATCTTCGACATAGGGATAGAAAGCCCAGTTGGGGGCTTTGGCGTAGTTCCTTGCAATGTCAAAGATACACTGACCGATATAGTTGTTCGGCGGCGGGAGTTCAGTGCGATCAAGTTCGATGCCTTTTTTCGCGGCTTTCTGTCTCTCCTTTTCGCACTGCTCCCAGAACGCTGTCATCTCCGCAAGAAACTTGTCCTTGTCAACATAGTGACCTTTGGCGTTTCTTTCGGTTTTTTCGTCCGTCAGGTAAAACGGCTTTTTCTCATTCTGACCATCTATCATGTGGATTCCACTTCTTCTTTTTCATAGTATCTGTGTCGTTACCCAGTTGATCCTCGTCTCCGGGGTCGTGACCCCAGTTGTGATCGTTTGGATCCTGTGTATGATTTTCACCCATATCACAACCTTTCCTCATTTCGCTAATTATACCACAATCCAACAAAAAGTCAACTACATTTCGGATTTCCGTGGGACTTGGGGTAGAAATTCCATCCATGGTGGTTCCACGGTTTTGCATTTTCGGGTCACCCCACTTAGAATTTAGAATTTTTTCCATATCCACTTCGTAACAAAGGTCTTCAATATCCATGAGAAGTTCGTCCTCCTCTGTCAATTGGTCATTCATTGAAACCCCAGTTTCCTTTTCGATTTTGGAAACCATTTCATCATACTCAAAGGCAATATCGGGATTCGGATCGGATAGGGTCAAGACCTGTTTTCGGTCCACCTCACACACAGTTTTGTCTTCACTGAACAGAAGCCAAGACCGGTATCGAATTTGATACTGGTGATCCTTACCTTGATTCTCTAGAACGAGAACCATTGGAAAATAGAACTTGAGGAGTTGCGGATTACCGGTAACGGTCTCGACATATGAAATGATGTTTTCACCACTACTCATCTTTACCACTTGAATTCCTAGTGATTGCATTGGGAGTCCCCTGTGTTAGGTCAATGGGTATGACTCGATACGGGTGACTCTCGCTAATGTAGATTTCCACCCGTTTACGGAAGTGCGATAGGGCGAAATTCCTCCTGATCTTGTAGGATAGATCGTCAGCAATATCATAGACTGTAACGATCTCTTTATCTTCTGCTTTACGCAGACCTCGACCGATGGACTGCTTGACAGTCACCGGGGCTTTTGTAGGCGATGCCATGATGATATTATGCAATCGCCGAATGTTGATACCGGTAGAGAATGTTCCATACGATGCAATGATAACTGCATCGTCTTCTTTTTCAACCAGTGATCGAATTTCTTCTCTGGTGTCTTTCGGGACACTACCATCGACATAGTAGACAGACCGCCCGGTATGAGCCAATTTGGATTCCATGAGTTCTTTCAGCGTCTTTCCATGCTTGTCGATATACTGAAAGAGCATGAGGGTGTTACCCCTGAGTTTGCATGCAAGGTCTGTCACAAACTCACTACGCGGGTTGTGTGCGCAGATAAAGTCCATTTCATCCGGATACCTCATGCCACACACAACTTTGCGGTCATGTTCCGGGTAAGACAGTCTCAGACAGTTGATTTGAATCCCAGATGAGATTTTCTTGTCGATCATTTCTTTGGTTGTGATAACCTGTTTGACCGGACCATATAGACCCTCAAGGACAAGACGATGGATACTCGACTCTTGAAGATCCCGAAGTGTACCCGTCATACCATGTCGGCGATAAGCATGGATACATGAAGTCATGATTCTCTTAGCAGACTGGGCTTCGTATCTGTGGCATTCGTCTCCAATGACAACTCCAAACTGTTCGAAGTATTTCTTCGGAAGTTTGTAGATCGACTGCCAAGTTGAAATATAGATCTGCTTTTCGCTGGTGTTCAACTGCCCTTCATAAATCTTATGACAGTGGTCCTCAACATTCCATTTGATAGCCGATGAGTAATCAGCAAAGTCAGAATACAACTGATCAACCAACTGAACAGTTGGGACCATGATGAGAATCTTGTTTGCCTTGTCTGTGAAGATTTGTTGCTGATAGTATCTTGCCATCGCGTAAGCGATGACGGACTTACCAGATGATGTCGGTGACAGCAAAATTGATCGACCAGTGCGAATGGCGTGACCGAATCCTTGGATCTGGTGGGGGTGTGATGTGATTTCTTTTCCATTGGATCGCAGGTGAAGCCCCTGCATGAAATCCGCAGCGTTCTCATCATTGAACCCAACAACACCACCGCCCAAAAAATCAATCGCCTTTATCGAGTCACCTGACTGACCTGCAAAGTGCATGACATGACCGACCAGACCCGATAGGGTCTGCCCGGTCTTCTGACTCAATAGGCGAATCTTACCATCCCACTTACGGGATTTGTACGCGGGGGACCATTGTTTGTTCGGCGAGTCGAAAGTAAAATAGTCGGTGAGTTCACGCATCGTGGATTCTGAGTCACACGCAACGCGGATTTGAGCAGCATCAAGTTGGTAAATTTCAATCTTGCCCATATCTGTATATAGGCAGATTGTAGAACTAGACAATATATTCCTTACCAGAAATCGTTACAGTTCGGTTGACAATTTGCAAACCCTGTTGGGTGAATTTGATAAGAGGGGTGTCCAGATAGGCGTGTCTGACCCCACCCGCTTCTAGGATCTTGAACCCAGCATAGATGCTATCCATCCACTGGGATCTTGCCCGCTCGTCTACACTGTTCAGAAAGTGATTCAACATTGATCGGTGACCAATCACAATGTTCACTTTCGAGTTCACAATGGCTCTGGCGCAATCAGCGCAAGCGTACCATGGGCAAACCATCGTCCAAGTGGAATCACGGTTTACCGTTGCCCTATTGAGAGTTGCCAGAGCATCACGCTCCGCATGCTCAGTGTAGTAATACTTGTTTGGTCTAGAATCAAGATCGCCGATTCGTCCCACCTTTTCCCAATTCTGTAGTTCTTCGGAGACTCGATTTGCTCCAAAGTAATGCGGTCGAAAATCTTGGTGGTCCTGCTTCAAACTTGAGACGATAGTTGCACCCAGTTTGGTGCTTTTGTCCGTGCTGTGTTCATGACCGTAGTCATAAGCGTCGATCAACGCTTTGCTGACATTGAGCCAGAAGTTGACAGGGCTTTCACACTGCATGTTGCTTAGGAACCACCTTGATTGGTGATCTACAAACCGAGTGAATTCCTCAACCGATACGGAAGATTGGTCCCTCGGGCTTTCGCACCCATTGCAGTAGTTCTTTGGAGTCGATTCTTCGCTTTTGTTCTGTTTCATCATAACTTCCTTCGCCGAACTTTCGTTCGTAGTTTCTCTTGCGCAAAGATTTCACTTCATCACGAAAAGAGAACTTTGCTTGCCAGAGTTTCGGCGGTTTGCTGAACAGATCGCTTTCAAGTGTTCCGAGTTTGGGGTGGTGCAAATACGCAACCCACTTACCGGATGAAAGTTGTTCTACGCTGATAGGGTTTCCCCAGTAGCGACCGATACAAGTTCTGGATTCTCTCAAGTTCTCTCTATGCTTTCTCTATCTCCATAACAAAAATCAAGTTGTGCGGACTTCTCCCCCGACAAACTTGACATAATCAATGGCTGAACGAATAGTCCACTGCCGAGACATGATCTCTTTCAAGACCCCCTCAACATACGCAATTTTGTTATCCTGATACTCGATAGCAAACTCCTTTTTCTGAAGGTCGGCATCGGCATCGAGATACATTTGGATATCTGTTTTAAGAACTTTGAGATCAAAAGGTTCCCACCCCTCTTGTTCCAGTTCTTCCTGACTCATCTTACCGGTGTAGTATGCCCACTTCTTTCTCCGAAGTGTAGATCTCTCATGCTTGAGTTGGATGAGCCGATTCTTTTCCTCTGTAAGGATTCCAATCCACTTATGATGAAGATTAGGAATGCGAAGTAGTTCAGTATCGAATTCCATGGTGTCATGGTCATACCGATCCTGCTTGGCTTCTTTCTGAATATCTTCTAGTCTCATAGTGAGGAATTATACCCCAAAAGAAGTGTCATGTCAAGGGCAAACGAATTCATGTCGCATGTATTTGAACGATGCGTTGACAAGAATTTCAGCAGGCGGAGCACCAGTGTAGTTCATATCAAACCCACTTAGAATACCCGGAATGACATTTTGGAACACCATCAATTGGGTTTCCTTACCCTCGCTGTTGGTAAACATTACCGTGGCATCAGAGTGAAGACTGTTTTTGTCATAGAAGTCCGATGACCCATCATTGGTCGTCGCACGCATCCACTTGTAGAGTTCTCGATAGTTTTTGAAGTCTTCATCGAGTCGAAAGTTCAACTGCCATTCCGTGAAGTTGACATCAGCCGGAAGCGGAATCTTCCCATACGGCGTTGGCTGTTCGACAAAGTTTACAGTGTAGGGTGGAACCTGAACACTCTGAGTCCAGAATTGAACATTGGGCAACCGTCTGAATACAACTCGGAATCGATTCTCCCGAGCCGTATTCAGGTTTGCCGGTTGCGATGAGATAACCCCTGTGGTGGTGGGGTCTCTGATAGGTGGCACATGGTTGCTCATACAAAGTATCTAGCGTTTTAGTCTGCTAGTTGCAACTTCGGACCACCGGTCATTTCGGAAGCACTGACTTCGGCAATCTCACCGGGGGTTGCCAGCGACGGCTTCTCGGGTTCAGGGATATCCAGACCCAGAATGTTTCGCTGGTATGCTCGCTGGGTTTCACCATTGAGTGGACAGTGGTAGGAAACCTGTTCAGCATCAAATTCAAACCCGGTTTCCCTGTCGAATTCGAAGAACGGACACCAAGGAACCAGACCGGCTCCCTGTGGGGTCTGGACAATGCCAGCAGGGTTCGAAACAGTGAGACCGGTTTCGGTCTTGGTGACGCGACCAAAGATCATTTCACCGTTGGAAAGACGGACACCGCTAATGGGGTTAGATTCAGACATTACAATCCTTTCAAACTGAGTTATGGACAACTATTTCATTCGATGCCACACAACGGAACTGAGTCCCTAGAACATTCCAAGAGACTGCTTTGTGATGATGACCGAAGTACCAATGCTTCGGTTGATGAAACTCAAACATATCCTGCAAAAGTTTCGTGGTTCGATTTGCATACCTTCCATCGCTCTGCTTTGGATAGAACCGATTCACTAGAAACTCTGGGCAGTCGTGGGTTACAACCAAGTCTGGCTTCAACTCTTTGTAGAGTTCAAGACACGCTTCCATTTGTTCGGCGGTCAATTGCTCATTTTCGAACACACGACCTCTGTAGAACGGGGGTGTGTATGCACCGCCGACAAAGAACAAGGGGTATGACGGGTGGCATCCGAAGTCGCCAATGTTACCAAAGGTCTGACTAGACACCACAGGATCGTCGTGGTTTCCACGGAACCAAGAGTATTCAATGTTTCGAAACTTCGGACCTTTGACCAGTGCCGGGATATCCTCTGTCAGGAATTCGTCAATCTCCGGATCAAACCCCATGCCATAGTCACCAACTTGGAGGATGGTCGAGGGTGTATCGGCATTACGGTAAGCAATGTATTCAAGGCAACTGACCAGTGATTTGACATCACCGTGAATATCACCGATTAGGTAGAGATGCTTCGTCATTTCAATCATTTTCATCATTCCAAAGGGATCTTCGGTGATCTACAAAATCTTCAAAATCATCGAGCGCGTCGTTGACCGGATCAATTAGGATGGACTCCAAACGGTCCATGTCATTGTCCGAAAGATCTTTTAGTCGATCAATTATACACTGCTCAACACGCCGTGTCAAGTCGGAAAGGGTGTTTCGGACGAGAATAGTTGTCATTCAATTTCCCCACGGAGTTTGATCTTTGCTGACTGTCGGGATTCATATTTTTTGGTCTTGGACCAAGTTGATGCGCGTTGTTTCACACCTTCACTTCGAAGTCTTGCTATTTCCTGACTTGTTAGTTTGGGTAACTTTTGCATCTTTCTTTCCAAAAATTCTTTCGTAGTTCTCATCCCATTTTTGACGATCTATTGGGCGGTAGGTATCACCTTTTCCTGCTTGTCCATTCATGTTATTTCTCCATGGAGTAGTCTAGCGGTATGTAGGTTAGTCGTGTTGGATATCGAACCGTTCCCGGTTTTGAGTGTCAATCCTATCTAAAAGAATCTTCAAAAACAGTCCATCAAATTTCTGCGTTCCGTTTGATAGAATATACTTGTACCATGAATGCCACTGTGGAGCCAAGACTTCCCATGGGCGAAACTTTGAATGCATCGCGTAGATGATCTTTTCCGGAACTTCATGAGTGTTTCGTTCCATGGATTCTTCTGGAGTGATGATATGATCTGTGACATGAATCTCGTAACCATAGTTCATAGCCAGACCGAGATACGGAAACAAGGTTCCATGCTGGTCCAAGAAGCATTCCGCGAACGCAAGGTCTGCCTGTGCCTGCATGATGCGAACTGCAAGTGAAAAGCAGAGTTCGTGTGCGGGCAACCAAGACTCGTTTGTGTATTGATACTTCCCGTCTTGCATACAGAACATATCCACTGCTGAAAGAACAAAGCACCCTCGCTTTGAAGCGGCAGTTGACTTTCCGGATCCGGGTAATCCACGATGAATGTAGAGTTTAGGCAATGATCTTCGCTTTCTTCAACTGACGCAAGTTCGCCAGTGTCAGTTTACAGTCATGTAGAGCGTCGTGGTCATCCGGGCGGTCATCCACGATGATCTTGAGTTTCTTGGAGATACTATTTAGGCTAAACGATGTCATGCTCGGATCACTGTGCCATATACCAATAGCCATGGATTGCAGGTCATAGTATCGCCGGGACCATGGGAGGAAGTCCCAGTTAGTCAACAGTTCAGCCTGTGGACTCCATGGCGAGTTTTTGGATGCGACAATCGCTGTCTCATAGTTTCGCATCGTGGAAACATATGGATTATATCCCCCATCAATCAGATAGTCAATCGGGAGATACTTCATCAGATGGCATCTAGTGAAGTTGAGGTCAAAGGTTGTATTCTGTCCGAACGGAATCATCTTGAATGGCGCAACGGAGCAAAGTGCTTCCCAAATTTTTATCGCGGCGGCACTCGCGTCAAACCCAGTCTCCTTGGCTTGCTCATAAACCTTACCTGAAAACTTCAATGCTTCCTGAGAAACTTGGAGATCTTCAAGTGTATCGGGGTTGATCTTGATATCAAGAGACCACTGCACCTTCAAATCCGGGTCTGCCAAATCAAATGCGATCATGGCAAACTGGACCATACCGTATCCCATGAAAGGACACAGACCGGTAGTTTCAACATCAATAACACACGCAGGTCTATTCATTATCACTCTCCACTCCAACTATTTTTTTGATTTCATCTCGATTGAATTCGATCATGTTCTTTACACGCTCCCTCACCAGTGAGGGGATACCGATAGAGGAACCAAATTCTTCATAGTCCAAAAGCAAAAGATCCGTTGCTCGGAGGAACAGGCGCGTCTTAGTCAAATAGTTGACCCATCGTTCATGCTTCCAAGCGTATCGCGCCGATTCCAGATTGTGGCGACGATCAGCGGTCTTGATAAGCAATGCGAGCGGAGTTAGGTTGGTGTAGTAGAAATAGTCGATAGCGTTCTGAACTTCTCGACCCTCAAACCCCTTACCCATCTCCGTTAGGTTCGTGAGTTGATACACTAGGTTGAGAGCGTATGGGTGAATATGGTTTGGCGTGGGTGTCAGCAGATATGACAGTGTGGGCAGTTCCATAAATGTATCTTCGACGGTATCGTGAAGTATTGCGGCAGCAGAAACCTGTTCTCGGAGATACAGCAGTTCGGCACCCGGCTTACCTGTACCGGCGTTCAAATCAGAGTTTTCGGAAGATGGAATGCCGCCACCCGTGAATATACAAGACGGACACAGACCCTTATGGTCTGAGACAGACTCTCGAAGTTCTACACGCTTGGCATACTCAAGTTCTAATTTCAACAGTCGGGCGGCAGTTTCGTCATCCTGAAACTGGCTTGCAAGAGCGGTTGTAGCGAGATCCCGAACCTCTGCGCAGTGAGAGTAATATGCCACTGACTTATCGTTTGCATCCTTGGTGTCGCGATACTGATTTTCATGGCATTTAGAAGCGATGGTAGACGCTAAAACAGATACCGGCTCATTGCGGGCGTGGAGGGACTTACAAATATGCAGGAGAGGGGTAAACCCATTCTGGAATGCAGTGGTCGATGGGATTTTGTTTTTCTTTGCTGTTTCTCGGTTCATATACACTTACTTTCAAATTTTGGAAAAGATCGGCGGGCAGTTTCCCACCCGCGATCTCTGGAAAGGAATCTATTTCTCAGAACGATACCGAGTCAAGTTCCGTCACCCGTTCCGATGGGGACTTGGTTTCAGAATCACCCTGAGCCTGAGCAGAGAGGGTTTCATCAATCTTCGCGTAGAGTTGGACAAAGACTTGCTTATCTTCGTCGGGGAATCGTGAAACAATAGCGTTGACTGCCTTTTCACGGTAGGGCGAAGTTGAAGCGGCGCGGTTGGAACGGAAGATCGAGTAGAATTCAAGACCGTTCAGGAGTCGGCGAGTCGAAACGATTTCAGAAACGCCACCCTCAAAGTAGGTCTTGCGGATAGTATCACCCCACTGTACCAAACAGTCAATGAACGATGCGTAATCCTCGTCAATTTCCACACCCTGAGCCTTGAGCATACCCTTGAGCATCTTGCGCTCATCGGTTACGGATGGATACGGCTGATCGTAGGTGACCGGGAATCGGTCAAGGAAAGCCTCATTCAGATCATTTGCACCGACAAACTTACCATCTGAGGATCCGCGACCCTTGGTGTTCGCGGTGGCAAACACAGTGAACCCCGGAGCGGGCTTGATCCACTTCGAGATTTTCTTTAGGAAGATCGGCTTACCCTCAAGCACGGGCTGGAGACACATGATATCCTCTTGGGCAAGGTCAACTTCATCGAGAAGCAGGACCGCGCCGCGGAGCATAGCGTTTACCACGGGACCATACTCGAACACGGTCGCACCATTCACCAGACGGAATGAACCCAGAAGATCGGATTCGTTCGTCTCGCGAGTGATGTTCACACGGAAAAAATCGCGACCGATATCCGCACAAATCTGTTCAACCATCGTGGTCTTACCGTTACCGGATAGACCCGTAACATAGACCGGGAAAAATCGCTCAGACTTGACGATTCGGTGCAGGTCTCGATAGTGACCCCACTTCACAAAACCCTTCATCTTAGGAGGGACAAAGGAAATGTTTTCCGGTGCGCCATAAGCAACGGTCGCGCTTGGAGCATTCATCGCGGTTGACTTCGGCATCGCAGCGACCTGTTCATCCATAACGGTAACCGTACGGGTGGCGGTAGCAGGTTCACGCTTCGGCTTCGAAGCCTTTCGACCATCCACACCCGCACCGGGGTTGTAGGATCCGTCGCGCGACGGGATAAAGTAAGCACCACGCGCAGCGCGATACTTTTTATCGACCGTCAACCAGTTCGGAGATTCAATGCCATGAGCATCAATAACTTCAATTACTTCCTGACGATTCAGAACCCGATTCGAACCCTTGGCAGTCGCGAGTTCGGGGAACTGTCGTTCAGCGAGTCGGACGAATTCAAGGTGGGATTCACGGAGAGTTTCTCTCACCCACTCTGGGTCAGAAATCATCGCCTGCATCGCCGCAATCGCGATCTCGTCCCGCAGTGACTTGTCCACGGCCCGCCCGCCGTCCTTTGGGCGGAAACTTTGCAACTTGCGGACCTGCGTGGTGATCGGCTTGGGGGGTTGAATGGGGGGGTAGGGTTCGTGGTCGGTCATTAGGATTCTCCTTTGGCTTTGGCGATGGCGGCGCGCATTTCAGCAATGCCGATTTCGTCGCCGATATTTTTATCGCGTACATACTTGTCGTAGTGTTGAATCCAGATCTCGCACGCCTCAAGCAGGTCCGGCGCGGCGGCGGCAAGGGCGAGATTGCCCATAAGATCGTCGCCCCGCCCTGTCCCGGCTTCTAGAATAGGCATTTCGTCGCTCATGCCC